TAGTAAGCGCTACGAGTCCGAACTATCTAAGTAACGAGGTCAACAATTTAATTAAAGACGGTTGGAAACCAATTGGATCGCATCAAGTTGTAATACGACACAGCCAAAACAGATTTAGTGGCACACAACATAAAGACACTTTAAATGAATTGGAATATACTCAAACGATGATTAAGGAGAATGTGGATAACGTTATTGATTAAAAAAAGTTATTCACAAAATAATTTGGTATTATAAAATTTATTATATATCTTTGCACTTTGATTTGTGTTTAATATGTGTTGGTAAGTAAAGAAGGGCCCCGCTGAAATGCGGGGCTTTTTATTTTGTCTCTCCCGATCCGGTCAACTTATTTCTCCCATCCGGTCAACTTAATTTTTAACAAAACTTTAACACAATCCGGTCAACTATTTTTCACAAAATTTTAACAAATAATTTTTTTGTGTTGAAATATAAATTGTATATTTGTACTCTAAATTAATTACTATGATTTACACTAACAAAGCACAAGCAAAAAAATTAACTGGACTTAATTATTTAGGTTCGGTTAATATGACTACAAAGCACAAGAAAGCAACGGACTACAACGAATTGACGTACTCCCTTTATTTAGCACCTGCAAAGCAATCAGGTTACGAGGTATGCCCCAAACGAAATACAGAATGTACAGCCCTTTGTTTAAATGAATCAGGGATGAATAGAATGTCAATGCGTGATGAAGCTATCAATAAAAGCCGTGTATTGAAAACAAAGTTATTTTTTGAGGAACGCGAATTTTTTATGCGTTGGATGATTGACGAAATTATTACAACTAAAATGAAAGCCGATAAATTAGGTTATAAATTTAGTGTACGTTTGAATAACACATCAGATATTAGTCCTGAAATGTTTTATATTAAGAAAGGTTTGAAATCAATTAATATCTTACAATTATTTCCGAATGTTCAATTTTACGATTATACGAAAGTTTATAGTAGAATCGAGTTGACAAAAAAGTATAAAAATTACGACCTTACTTTTAGTTATAGCGGTTACAATATTGACGAATGTATGAAAGCTATAAAAAACAAAATAAGGGTTGCAGTGGTCTTTAAAAAAGTACCTGCAAAGTTTTGGGGCTTGAAAGTAATTGACGGAGATGCATATGATATGCGATACCACGACCGCAAGAATGTAATTGTTGGGCTTAAATTTAAGACAGTCCGCAAAAAATTAGACAGCAAAATTAAATTTGTAATACAATAAATTAATTAAAATGAAAGCACAAAAAACTTTTAAGCTCGGCGAGTACGCCGTTGGCGGGATCATAACAGTTGAAATAAATGGTAATGAAGTTACCGTAATATCAAAGCAATGGGACAATTCGACCGGTTACTCGAGAGCCAGTAATCAATCAAATGCAAAGGAATTAAGCCGTAATTTAACCCGTGCAGATATTCAAAACAGCCGTTGGGGTATTGATACATATCTTAATATGTTAACGACCAGTTATTACAGCGATAAAATTTTACAGTGGATTGAATCAAAAGTTAAATTGAATTAATATGGAAAAGAATTTTGAATTAACACAGGAACAGCAACTAATATTACAGGAGAAAAATTGGAGTAATATTAAATTTCAAGGGGCCACCATAAGTTTATACCCTGAAGATTTTCACAGCGAGCTGGATTGGAGATCAATTTGTGATCGTGTGGGACAGCCACATAATTCGACCGGTATTACAATAGCGTTTATTGCTAGTAAAAATGATAAATAAATTTTGTATAATCAAAATACTTTTATATCTTTACATCCTAAACTCAATCAAATGATAAATTTAAAAATTCTAAAATTAACTGATCGCGATGACCCTCACAGCGACTCACAGTACTTCACTATTAAAAAATTAAGGGAGTATATCCTCGATGAATGGTATGACATTTGGGAGGAAGCTCACGCCCCGCACCAACAGGATTACACCAAAGAACAAATTGCACAAAGCGATAATGACATGTTCGAATGGTTGAGCGGTTGGGGGTATGACATAGAAATAGTTTATAATGTAACTTCAAATGATTTCAATTAATTAATAAACAAATCAAATCAATTAAATTATGGGACAGTATTACAAACCCGCATTTTTGGGTAAAAATAAAAAAACAGTAAAAGCTTGGATTTATTCACACGATTATGATTCAGGCCTGAAATTAATGGAACACAGCTGGATATTAAATGAATTCGTTGGCGCTGTTGAAAATATGTTGATACCACACGGTAAGTATTACAAGAGTCCAATTGTTTGGGCGGGGGATTACGCCGACAACGATTTAAAAACAAATGTGTATGACAGGTGCAAGGACAAAAATAAAATAGAGCCACCCAAAGGAGTAGTTGACCCAATCTATCGCTACCTGGTAAATCATACCAAAAAACAGTATGTTGATAAAATGACGGTCCCTGATAATGACGGTTGGAGGATCCATCCTTTGCCGCTGTTAACCTGCGAAGGTAATGGTCGAGGTGGCGGGGATTTCAGGGGTGAAAGTGATTTAATTGGGTCGTGGGCTCGGGATGTGATTAGTGTAGAAAAAACAATCCCTGAAGGTTACAAATTAATTGTTTTTGATTTGGTTGAGTAATATAGGAGAGGCCCCGGTAACACGGGGCTTACTTATTTCAGGTACCTCATCCGGTCAACTTCTGATCCGGTCAACTATTTCTTGACCGGTTAATCCCGCCCGCTGTCGCGGGCTTCATCCCTGAAATCCGGTCAATTTTCCTTTAACAAAATTATAACAAAAATATTTTTTTATTACAAATAACAGTTGTATATTTGTGCTCTATTATTAATCAAACAAAAATTTTCAATTATGGGAACTCGTTCAACCTACCGCGTTATCGAACAATTTAAAGATGACAAAACAGGTAAATTAAAAGAAGACAAATTAGTTTTAGTTTATGTACAGTTCGACGGTTATCCTGACGGCCATCCTTTAGAGACAGCTGAATGGTTAGCAGGTGGGAAAGTAGTTAATGGTATCGGAATGAACGATACAGGTTTAATCTTTAACGGTGCAGGATGCTTAGCAGCTCAATTAATTAGCAGATTAAAGGGTGACAGCGCAGGTGGTACATATATTCACCCACTAACTCACAGGGGGAAATGCGGTGAGAATTACACGTATGACATCATCATCAGGTTTGAGGATAAAAGTATTACATATGTGGCGTATGACAACCCATACAAAGGAAGACCAAAAGAATTGTTTCGTGGAACTCCTGCGGAGTATGTTGCGAAGTATCAAAAAGTTCCTGCATAAAAATTGGGGAATATACAAATATTCCCCTTATCTTTGTTTCCTATTATTAATCAAATAAAAATTATCAATTATGGGATTAGACATGTATCTAACCAAAAAAAGTTATGTTAAGAATTGGGATCATATGAAACCCGAGCAGAAACATACAATCACCGTTAAGAAAGGCGGTAAAAAAAGAACTGACATCGATCCAAAAAGAATTTCTCACATCGTGGAGGAAGTTGCTTACTGGCGCAAATTCAATGCATTGCACGGATGGTTTGTAAATGAATGTGCAGACGGTACGGACGATTGCAAAGAAATGTATGTGAGCATTGAAACACTCCAAAAGATTACTGACATCCTGAAACAAGTGAAGAATGTAATTGACAAATCGGAGAAAACCACTAAGGTATTACAGGATTGGGATGGTAAGGATTATGAGGTATCAACTTATCAGTGTGAAGATGAGGTAATGGAATTGTTACCACCAACGCAAGGTTTTTTCTTTGGGGGCGGTGAAATCGATGATTGGTATAGAAAAAATGTTGACAGCACCATAGAAATCTTTGAAGGGTTATTGCAAGATGATAATGGTGACTATTATTACGAAGCATCGTGGTAAAAAAAAATCCTTAATCATTTGGGGAATATACAAATATTCCCCTTATCTTTGTTTGTAAAAAATAATATTATATGAAAATCGAATTAAAGAACATTAAGTTCAGTGAATGGGCTTCGGAGGAAACTAATTGTTTTAGAGCAGATATATTCTGCGACGGGAAGAAAATCGGTTATTGCGGTAATGATGGACACGGCGGAAGTACAAGCACCCACTTTTATGATGGATGCAAAGATAAGTTTCTTGCAGTGGAGGCTTATTGTAATACGCTCCCACCAATTGTATTTGACAAAGGGACGGAGAACGAATGGTCTCTTGATATGAATTTGGAGCACTACGTAGATAATCTATTTGAAAATTGGTTATCCGCCAAAGAGGACAAGAAGTTAATAAAGAATTTCGACAAAGGAATTTGTTATGGAAGTAAGTTGTCATACCAAATTGTTTCCTTTAAGTTGGGTAATAAAGCTGCTACTATCAGTGAGATAGTAAAGCATCCTAAGGGTAAAGAATTCTTGAAAACAGCATATGACAAATTAATAAACGAGGGAAAAAACGTACTAAACACCAATTTATCATTCTTAAATTAATTAAAATGGAATTCGAATTCAATAAGAACCTACGAATTAAATCTTCGATAGTGGCGTACGATCGCAGGCCTGATTCAGTTCAGGGTTGGGCTGCGCAGCTCGGAATAGTATTAAACCCGCCGAAGCGGGAAACAAATCAAATTGAAACGACCCTGTGGTCGCAGGACAATTATGATAGATTTAAAAAACAAATAAACAAAATAAAATAAGATGGGCAGAGTAAATGAAACAATCGACGGTGTATTTGTGGAAATCGTTGGGACCAAGACAAGAGTCGGCGGGTACCATACGTTCGTTAACACCGGCTCAAAATTAAAAGCTTCCAAGGAGCTTAAGAAATACACAGCGGATTACGCGAAGCTTGTGGACAAGAACCTGAACACATTCAAGAAGCTGGCGGACCTTGAACAGGTGATTATGCAAATGAGAACCCGTGAGAACATTAAAGACATCAAGCTCACGATCCTGAGGGATTATATCTATGCAAGAACAACCTTCTACAGGACTCATACAGCAACCAAAGACATTAGGGTTATCGCCGGTCTTACAAATATCTTTGGAACCGACATAAGCAAATTGGAGAAAAACAAAGCGCTTATGTCCATAGCCAAAGAAAAGTTAGTTGCAGCAATGGATGTTGAAATCGAAAACAGTTTAAAGAATATCACAAAATAATTTGGAATATTCTAAATAAGGTATTACATTTGTATTCACAATCAAAAAATTAAAATTATGGGATTTTTCAGTTGGATGACTCAAGACACAGACAAATCTATTGCTAACCATTATAGTGGTAGAAGTACATTCCCTGTCGATATGATCGACGATAAGGGTAACGTGTATCACGAAGATGACTACGAGGGCTATGGCGTCTTCGGCGGGAAGGACTACTACGTATTACTTGCGGAGATGAACGGTCTTAAACCTGACGAATCGATCGAGGACTTGGAGAAACGAGAGGATGAGCTAAGAGGTAGGGGTATCAACCTGTGCTTCGAGGGTAATCCAAGCGGCGAGCACACAACTAATGTGCTGTATCCAAACTTGGTTGAATCAGCTGACGGGTGGCCGTATGACGAAAAGGGTCCTGAAACCTGTCCTGACCAAGGGTACTTCTATGGTGATGATGATGAAGACGAGGAGGAAGAAGAATTCTAAATTCAGTATATATACCTACGCATTGATACGGGAAATCCCTGTATCTTTGCTTTTTAAATTATAATAATATGACAACAGAAATCCGTGTGAACAGCAAAGGGTACCAAGTTTGGTATTCTACTGACGGTGGACAAACTGTGCACTTTCACAAAACGTTTGATTCAATGGAAGATGCTCTAAAAGAGACAGTGTCCCTGAAGGGTCACCGCAGACTTATTGATGCATTAAAGCGATAGTAATCCCGCGTCCACTACGTGGCCGCTTCATCCCGAGATTCCCAGATCCCGGCCAAAACTTTACGTCCATATGAAATTTGTTAAACATGTGTTAAAAGAAATAGACTGGATATTAGACTTCTATCTCTTGGACCTGGTGTACACCAAAAGTAAACAGCACAGGTACTTCGACTATATGTATGATAAGTGGGGAGATAGATTCTCCAATAGATATGACGACATTCTAAAGTAATTAAAATAGCCCCTCCTATGAGAATCCTGAAAAAAATATTGCCCTTTATTTTTTTAATCCAATTATTTTGTTTATCTTTTACATATAAAACAATTTATATGAAGAAAGTAACAACAACCAAAAACCGTAGCACTCGCGCCAAAACTCGCGCTTCAGTGTACGAACCAGTATCAAGAAACATTTATTTCGACGGATTTAGCTACCGTGTGCGCATTAGCGTAGATGGGGTTAAACAGAGCCGTAATTTCTCTAGTAAGAAAGCAGCGACAGCATTCCGCCGTCAAGCCGAATTATCAAGAGCTACCGCATAAGCTTCCCCCGGTTTAAGAAGAACCTGGTCTGTAATGGATCAGGTTTTTTTGTGTCCCGTCCCCATCCGGTCAACTTCCCATAAACCGGTCAACTATCCGGTCAATTTAATTTATTTGACCGGCAAACCCCGCCCCGCGTTGCGGGGCTTCATCCCAGGTTAATTGATTTGTACTGGACAGCGCGCTTAAGTGTGGCGCATTAAATGAATTAAAATAGACGGGATGAAGCGAGCCCGATAGGGCGAGCGTAATAATCAATCCGGTCAAAAACTTGTCTGGCAAAAATTAAATGTTCTCTGGCAAATTCAGACCTCATCCGGTCAACTTTTATATACAAATATAACAAAGATACTTGTATACTTATCCACACCCTGTTAATAACTTTATTAGGACCGCAAGTATAAATGTTATATTATTATACGCTCGACCTATCGGTCTCGCTTCAGGTAGATTAATATCCCCATTATTTTTGTATACAATTATACGCGGACCGAAGGTCCGCTTCATCCCGTTAAACAGCAGGGGGTCGCGTATGACAATATAATCGATATATCTGTGTATTACAATATACAAGTATAAGCCGTATATGTATGACATTATAGTGGGATGAAGCGAGCCCCCATAGGGGGCGAGCGTAATACTTAAACAAGTATAATCTGTATATTTTTAGAAAATGGTCCTCGATTCGAACAAGGGACAATCCCCACGTATTACCACTTTTCCCCACAATTTCCCACTTTTTGCGATTGTATTACAACCAGAGGCATTTACGTATTACAAGTGGGAATTTCTGACTCCGGAAAAGGTACGATAAAATGATAGCAAAAAAAACCCGTATTACGCTATCAAAAACGGCAATAAATTACGCCTCCCTGCGGTCGGCTTCAGGCTGTAATACAAGTGGGATTTTTATACCTAAATGGATATACTATAAGGGGTAAAGTGGGAATTCATATGCATCAAAATAAAAAACCCGTAATACATTTAGGGGGTAAATGGGGATGAGTAACTATACGCTCGGACTCCCTAGCGGAGCCCTCGCTTGCAGGGTGGGTACCAGAAACGCACCCCCTTTCGGTGGTGCTCTCAGGTGTTAATTCTATATAGGATATCTAACCATTACGTGTCTGAAAGGACCAGACTCTGGATTCTTTACAAAACCAAATCTCTTGTAGAACTCTTTCAATCTATTAACCGAAGAACCTCCAAAAGAAGTGGAGGGAGTTAAATAAATTGGTTTATTTACCTTATCACCATATTCGCATACCATTCTCATAATCTTGGAACCGATTCCTTGTTTTCTTAATTTTATTGGAATAACAATCCTATCCAAAACAATCTTCGACTCTTCCTCCCAAACCTCAAGTATTATGTTTGGGTCTTCAACAGGTAAATCAATATATCTTCCTGATTCCATTAATGATTTAAATTGCGTCTCTGTGATTAGTATCTTCATCCTTTATAAATATCCCAATGAAGTATATATTAATTTAATTTATATAAAAATATCTACCTTTGCCCCAATAATCTCCCCATCCATTTTCTTTATCCGTTTCCAAAACAACCCCATCATATACCAATCCGCTTACAAGCCAAATGGATTCAGCAATTTCCGTTACAACCGTCATTAGTTTCTCCACATCAAACTCCTCTTCGGTTTCCAATATATACCTTTGGAAATCTCCTTTGATGCTATCTTCAACAATGAAATACTTTTCGGGTCCATTACATACCGTTACCATATCGCCAAATTCATCTGGGTACCAATTATCATCCAACACCATTACCTCATTATTATCTTCATCCATTATGGTTACATAATAAGCTTCGTTGTCCAAGTACATCCCCGAAATGGTATTATTGCTTTCATCAATAACTTCCATATTCAGAATCTGTTCAAAGTCTTCCTGTCTTAGCTCATCAATATCTCCACGTTCAACTATTTGGGAATGTTGTTCTTCTGTGATCGGATGGATATAACATTCCGCTCCCCTACCACCTGTTTGAATGATATATTTCTTCATAGGTTATTTTTTGCTTTAAGCGCATTTACTGTAAATCATCCAAGCAATATCTCTTGCTTCCTTCATTACAAAATGGTAGTTATTATTCTTTGTGCTGTTCTTTGAATCATTTTCCAAACCCCAGTTCAAACATAATATTCCACTGTTATCTTCCCAACCCATCATCTCCTGCAATTTTGTTGCAATGATCGGATTGATTTTCTTGTCTGTAATCTTTCCTCCGAGTTCGAAGTAATTTAGATACAACAGTACTGTAAACTTTGTTGGTTTTCCCCCTTTTGATAATGTTCCTCTTTTAATGCTCATGGTTTTTATTTTTTAAATTGGTGAATGAGTAGTCAGGACAGGATTCGAACCTGTATCCCTAAAAGGACCTCTAAAGGAGAGTGGTGGTCAACTAGGAATGGGAACTTCCACCCGTCTAGTATACTCTTTATCCACTGGAGGTACTCCTGCTTTACCATTAAGCTACCTGACCATCTTTATATTTTATTTGCAAGTACTTCCCCGATTCTTTCCACCACCCCGATAACAAGCGCATTTCCCATTAGAAACGCTCTTTGTGTATCCGAAACCTTTTGGAACTTGGTATGATCGTCAGGGAACATATTCAACCTTTCAAGTTCAATTGGTGTGAGTCTTCTCATACCTTTATCCGTATTAACCACGTGTTTGCATCTTCCGGCCGAAGTTCCACCCTCTCCTGTGATAATTGTTCTGCTCGGTTTATCCAAATCATCGGGAAAAGATAATGCTCCTTCCGAATATTCATACTCCACGCCCGTTGCTGTGAATCTTTGTTCTTTCTTGGCCCCTTTAAGATACTCCCATCTATTTAATGATTCATTATCTATATAAAACTCCTTTGGAATCTCACCAGTTTGCAAAATATCCCTTAGATTTGTTTTAACTCCATTATAGTCGGGAATTGTTCTGATGGTGCTAATTATACCATTTACCATCATTCCCGCGTTTTCGAACGGCGTTGCATTTGATTTGGCGTTGAAGTTCTTTGAAATATCCACAATATCACTGGGTAGTTTGAAATTGCTTATTTGCTTTTTTTGAACCTCGTATACCGGGAAAGCTGTGGCTAACACCCCATCTTGCAACCAATCCTCATTTAGAGATCTGAATAATTTTGTGCTCTTATGATAAGCCATAATGAAAACCCTCTTTCTTTTCTGCGGGAAACCATAGTCAGCAGCATTAATAATTCTCCATTCCACACCATAACCGAGTTGGTTAAGACTCTGCAGAATGATGGCGAAATCCCTTCCCTTTTGACCCGATGGTGAACTTAGAAGTCTATCCACATTCTCAAGCATCAAATACTTAATCGGAGTTTTCGCATTCTCAAGAATATTATGAATGGACCACCATAATACCCCTTTCTTTCCAATTAATCCCTTGGAATTCTTTAATGTTGATGCAACAGAATAGTCCTGACAAGGAAATCCTCCCACAAGCATATCACAATTTGGAATATCATTCACATTAATTGTTGTGATATCTTCATTAACAATGTCGCCAAACCTTTCCTTATAGATATCAGCGGCCCTTTGCACCTTGGTTGAAGGTTCCCATTGATTTGACCATACAACCTTGTAATTGGGCTTTAAATTGTTTTTATAATTAGATGTGGCCGATTTTCCATTATAGCCCTCAAGGCCCAATCTAAATCCGCCGACACCGGCGAAAAGTTCAATAACATTAATATTAGCACTCATAATTGGATATTTTTGACAAAATTATGATATCTTTTTGAATATTCCAAATAATTTTTAATTTATTCTTTCAAGAATATCCACATCCCAATTTTTTAGGAACCAAAACTTTGTGCCATCTTCACGTAGGATTTGGAAAGCCTTGCCAGTTTCTCTGATTACCACGATGCTTGTGATTCCTTTGGATCTGGTTTGGTAAGAAATCTGAATGCTATCTATTAGAAATTGACCATTTAATTTTAATACCATAATTTATTTACCTTTAAAAAATTTAAAATCATCTGAAACTACCTCAAATAACTCTCCTCTATGCACAAGACCATCCATACCCTCGAATATATAACATTTCCCTCTCATTGGGGAAATACCAATTGCAACAAAATCTACACATTCAGGGTCTTCTACGATTTCTTTTACAGTATATATTTGTCCCACACAACAAGTCCATTCGCCTGTCACTCCGTGGAAGAGATTACATAATGCCCTTACTTTCATATTATTTTTAATTTTATTGCACAAAAATAAATAAAGTTTTGGAATATTCAAAAATATTCCATAAATTTGTGGTTACAAACAAAAATTTTATGAGCAAAGTATTAATTAGCACACAACGTGGTGATATGGTTGTAGAGTTATATGACCAAGAAACACCCATTACAGTTAACAATTTCAAAGACCTTATCAACAAAAAATTCTATGATGGTTTAACATTCCATAGAGTTATCCCAAACTTTGTTATCCAAGGTGGTTGTCCAATTGGTAATGGAACTGGTGGACCTGGTTATAAAATCCCTTGTGAAGTAAACGCTGAGAAACAATACCACGATAGAGGTGTATTAAGTATGGCTCACGCGGGTAGAAACACAGGAGGAAGCCAATTCTTTATTTGTCATAGTCGCGACAATACATCACATCTCGATCGCAATCACACTTGTTTTGGGAAAGTTATCGAAGGTTTGGATGTTATTGATGCAATTCAACCCAATGATAAGATTATTGAAATAACAATGTTATAATATGAAAAAGTTAATTAAGATTTTTAGTAGAGCATTCTGTAAGTATTGTGGAAGAAGTATCTCCGCAACTGGTAGTGGAATGGATATGGGTGGTATGTGTGAAAGATGTTATGAAAATGGTGGTGATGATGAAAGATTTTAAATTTTTTAAATCCATTCAAAATAGAAGGGTATATTCTTCTAATCAGAATATTTTATTAACTGTTGGAAACGCTTTCAATTATTTGATATTTCCTTTACAAGAATCTGAAGTAAGATTACCATTTATATGGTTAGCGAATGATATAATGAGAAATGAATATAGATTGGATTGTTATCAGGGACCAATTGTTTATTTTAAAATCTTTTATAGAAACAAAAGAAGCCAATTAGAACTTGATGAATCATCAATAGAATATTTACCAATTTCACCAAGAATTCATAGCATAGATATCGATGATTACTCAATACCTGAATTAACTGATTGGGAATTTATATCTAACGATACTTACGTTAGAATATATTTTAAAATTTTTACACGATGAGAGACTTTAAAACATTTGAAATAAAATAATATGAATACACCAATGCAAAAATTAATTGATTTTGTGAATGAACATAATTTCAATACAGATGATACCGATTTAAAAAAAGCAATTCAATTACTTGAGTATGAGAAAGAATTCATTAGAAAAGCAATAAGATTTGGTATTGAGGTTGAAGCGGGTGAAATCAATAGAAGATACGAATTAGATATAGTTGATGATTTTTTAAGACAGGTTAAATAAATAATGGAAATGATAAAACCGTTTAAATTTTTAAGCACGGCAAAACACTCGGAAGTTCAAACTGGTTATGTTCCTTTTATACATATACCAAGTGAAGAATTGATACCTGGTTATAGACAATTATCTTTTTGTGAATATCCGATAAGATATATTGATGGATACCAACGTTTCTCTTTTGTATGGGAACCAAGAGATGTAATAAGAAAAGAATACCGAATTGCATCTTGGTCTGGATCGATAGAAGATTTCTTAACACATTATCAAAACAGAAGAATGTCACTTGTGTCTGCACCCGGTGATGAATATCTACCAGGTTATCCAAGGATAAGAAGAATTTATGTTGGAGCAAGTTATGTTATAAATTATAACAACGAACCAAGATTTATGAACCCTAGATTTTTATCTAATTACGAATTCGTTAGAATAGAATATAAACTATATGAAGACAGATGATGAAAGAATTTAAATTTTTCAAAGGAAATTCGAAAATCACAGCTAGTAGTTGGGGTAATTGGTTTTTTGTGCCTCTTGACCATCCTGACGTGCTTCAAATCGGTGGCACTATATATAGATTAAATTTCTTCTACGATGAAAATTTTAATAGGTTTTTAAATACCTTTAGGAATTCTACAATCTATATTAAAACAATAACTTTTAACGGAATCCAAATAACACAAGACACATCACAACTTGAGATGATATTAAATGAATTTAATATGTATTCAACACCAGTTGGAATTTACGCATTCATAAAATTTCACATATGACACCATTTAAATTTTTCAGAGGATATTCAAAAATAGGAACACTCAATACAATGGACGGAATGATGGCTGTGACGGCATCTATCTATAATCCACATAACTATTGGACACCAGAAGAATCCGAAAGACAACGTATTGAACGTATGCGAATATCAAATGAACTATATGGTGAAATGTTACAAGCTTATGAACAAAATAGAATCCGTCAACAGCAAAGGAGATTAGCAGAACGTATATCTCAGAATTTGACACAAATTGAAGGACAACAATATAGATTGTTTCAAGCAACAAATACAATAACAGTTAATCCATCTTTATGGAGTAAGGTTAAAATATTTGGAACACGAGTTAAATTATTCTTCAAAGAATGTTTTCAAGTGGGTTTAATTTTTTGTACAATATTATTATTTATTGTAATGTTTATATTTTTTATGAAATTATTTGGAGGATAGTTATTAGTATGGACAGTTTCAAATTCTTCAAGGGGTACACAAATGTTTCATATCGACTCAAATTAAGATTGGAAGAACTTCATAATGCGGTTCTAAGTTTCAATGAAACTATGGATAGGATCGATAAAAATTTGAAAAATTTAGAAAATATTTTAAGAAATAATTAAAATAAATTTGGAATATCCCAAAATACATCTATCTTTGTTGAAAACACCAACACATGTCAGCAGATAACATTTCATTATTTTATAATTGTTTTGGGAAAACAATTAAAGTTTCGAATAAGAGCAACATATTAGAGCCAAGAGATCTAATGGATATGTTTAAAACCATATACGTTGCAGAATTTGGAGAAGATTCTTGGGAACAAATGATATGCAGTTTAGCATACGATACCCATTAAAGATATTACCATCATCTACAGTATTTACCCTTGCACCGATGCCTTGCGGTTGGGATAGACATAGGTTACCTGCCTTACGTTTGTAAGTTGATGGAAATTTGATTTTTTAATACGTTAAGGTAACCAAAGGGGCTTAAAAGTTGTGCCAGAACAAGGATATATTTTATTATGGATGAAATTTTAAATATTGATTATCATAGATTTAGATTAGTTCTAAAATCTTTAAACTCTTCCGCAACAATAGCCATTGCTGCTGATAAATGTGGAGTTAATAAAAGAACTATGTTCAATTATATGAAACAATATTCAATTTTCTATAGTAAAGAAGAAAAAAAATACCTAAAATTATGATGAGAGGTACAATTGAAACTTATGCCGGAAGTGGTAGATTAGGTTGGAGAATTAGATTCCCATCCGTAAACAATTCCGTCATAGCGACATTAGTAATCGATCGTAATCAATGGGATAATTTGAAAACAACAGATATAGGAAAAGAAGTTTTTGTTGAAGTTGTTGAGATTGATATAGGGGATTCAGTAATTAAAGTTGCAAAAATATTAGATTTCAAATTTTTTAATGGGTTTTAAAAATATTTCTACAATGAATTTCAGAACAAGAAAATTAATTAAACCAGAGGATTTAAATGCTCGTGGAACTTTATTTGGAGGTCGTGTTCTTGCTTGGATTGATGAAGAAGCTGCTATCTTTGCGATATGTCAATTGGGCCAAAAGAATATTGTTACTAAAGCAATGAGTGAAATTAATTTTGTCAACACAGCTAAAACTGGTGACATCGCTGAAATTGGTTGTGAATTAGTTTCATTCGGAACCACATCCGTTACATTATCCTGTGAAGTAAGAAATAAAGACACCAAGAAAACTATCATTAAAATAGACAAAATTGTATTTGTTTTATTGGATGATGATGGTAAACCAAAACCTCACGGCAAGACTAAGTAACAATTTCTTAATACCAAATAGCATCATACCAATAGGTCTAAGTCTATTTATGGGTATGAAAATTCAAGCTTTATTTATCTCAGATGTACATCTTGGTTCTAAAGGTTCTAACGCTGAATATGTTTTAGAAATACTTAAACAATATGAACCTGAATATCTTTTCTTGGTAGGGGATATTATCGATGGTTGGTTATTGAAAAGAAAATTCCGTTGGCCTCAATCTCACACTAATGTAATAAGGAAAATCTTATCTTATTCAAAAAATAATATCAAAGTAATTTATATTCCTGGTAATCACGATGAATTCCTGAGAGAATATGGTGAATTTTCATTCGGTAATATAGAAGTTCATAATGAATATATTTGGAATAACACATTTATCACACACGGAGATTTATATGATGGTGTAGTTAAATTAAAATGGCTTGGTGTTCTTGGTTCCATCGGTTACGATTTAGCAATTTCAATTGACAGGAGACTCAAAAAAATGGGATATAAACGATCTTTATCCAAATTCCTGAAGGATAAGGTTAAAGAAGCTGTTAAATTCATCACACAGTTCGAAATAGAGCTCACCAGACAAGCAAAGAAGCATAAGTGCCACACAGTTATTTGTGGCCATATACACCACCCTGAAGACCGTTTAATTGATGGTATTAGATATCTGAACACTGGTGATTGGATTGAAAACAATTCATTTATTATTTTTAATAATAACGAATATCAAATCCACACATATGTTAAAGGATAAAGTAACTGTTGTCATCCCGTGTAAAAATGAATCAAAAGGTTTATATACTTGCATCAATTATCTTTCAAAACAAACGAATATAGAAGGAACCAAAGTTATTATTGCAGATGTATCTGATGAAACACTATCGATAAACTGGTTACACAAAGCCAAAAAAGACTTTAAACAACTCGATATAAAAATAATAAAAGGTGGTTATCCAAGTAAAGCAAGACTTGAAGGATCGAAATTAGTTGAGACTCCTTATATTTTATTTTTAGACGCTGATATATTCTTAACTAAATCGGATATAATAGAAAAATGTTTACAGGTCAAAAAAAGTTTAGTTACTGTCCCATTTTATACCGATAAACCTTACAGATGGGTATTTAGAACATTTGATATTTTTCAGAATCTATCAACAATAATGGGTACACCATTTGCTGTTGGTGGTTTTCAATTATGGAATAGAAAAACATATTGGGAAATTGGTGGTTATAAAGAAGATGAATTATTTGCTGAGGATTATAGTATATCCCATTTAATAAATAAAAAAGACTTTAAGATACTTAAAATAAAAGGAACATACACATCTGCACGACGCTTTGAAAAAAAAGGAATTTTATGGATGTTTAGAATAATGATCATATCCTATTTTAATAGAAATAATCCTGAATTTTTCAAACATCATCATAACTATTGGTTTTGATTAATTTATTGTCTAAACAATGGTGCATAAGTAAATGCAGGGTGATCTTCAGATATCAGTTCCCCACTAATCACCGTTCCATTGAATCCGCGATAGTACATATATCTATGTGATGAGAATGTAAATGGTTCAAATAATATCGGACCAACACCAATGAATGTAAAAGTATCCCCTACATTGTAGTGCTCCATAACAAATGGACCAAATTCATCGATATTTGATTTAAAAAATTTAAATGGTTTCATATTATTATCTCCTATTCATAAAACGCCCATTACCTCTGTTCCATAATTCAGCTCTTCTCCTATCGAGGTATGGATTAACGTGTACATAATTTCGTGCATCTTCCCATCCACGAATATAACACTCCATTTCTTGTAGTGTTGCACCTCTTAAATCTTGTGGTAATAAATTCCAATGACGACGAGATAAATTAAATGGTGGTTCCTCTCGGCCTATACTAAAGGTTGCATAATAGTCAGAATTAATTTCTCTATTATATTGACTTAATTGTCCTTTAAAAAATTTAAATGGTTTCATTACATCTTTCTTATTACTCCTCTGAATATTAGTGGTCTATCCTTTGGCATGTCATCAAAATTATCTTGGTTGTAATGTATCATATTAGTTATATTTGTGTTGTCCACAAATTCATAAACAAATATAATATTATTTCTATTCCTTTCCATAAAATGATTGTATGAGTTGATGTATCTATTTGTAATTGTCACTGTCATTGTCTTTAATTCCTCGGTATAAAAATTTCCATCCCATCTTCTATCCATATAATATACCACACTGACTGGTTGCATCAACCATTGTAGTTGTCCGATAAAATTACTCTCCAACCATCTCCTTACGGGATTTTTTTGGAAGAATTTAAATGGTCTCATATATTATTCTCTTGTCTTGTGTGTAATCTAACTTCCACAATTATCTGACGGATGTGATTTACTATATATTCATCATAGTTATGGTTCAACAGTTCATTTGTCCTATCGGTTTTTGTGTAGTCATCAAAAAATAGTCCTCTACATTCATTAACGGTTGTTATTGCTCTGTATCTTGTGGTTACATTATAATTTCCATTTGTATGTAGAAACTCCCCCGATGTAACCATTCTAACATTATTCAAATCAAAGGTCTGTTGTTTCCATAGATTAAAATCCCTAATTGATGCCGATATTACCGCACATTCTCTTATACGAAGTGCACCATATAGTGAATTCCTAAGAATATGGAAATCATTATTAGGTGGACCCAATGGTTGAACCGGCACAAGGTCTTGTGCAATAGTTCTCCCTGCCATTCTTCTTACCATGGGTAAATCAATCTCACCCAAATAAACATATCCTTTAAAAAACTTAAACTCTCTCATAAAACTTTTTATATACTATTTTAACCCACATATTTCCATCACTAAATTTCAATGTGTCTTGATAAAAACAAGTATCTTCATATTCAATTCTTTGAATCACAGGAACAATCGGTAGTGTGGCGTGTCTATTAATATCTCTTCTATTACAATATGTCTCCATAAATCTATCAATCGTTCCTTCATACACCTCAGTATTTGTTCTAAAATTTTCACCAAGTATTAATCTATGATTGTAGTTTCTTACCCAAAAAAATGAATGTATAATAATTATTGGATGAACATATTGAAATCTATTCATATTGGCATTGGCAGTTAAATTTTCAGTAATCCTCATAATAGTATTTCCATTACTAAACGTGATTCCTTGCGTGTTGGTTCCACCCCAATATCTTGCTGTTATTGGTTCTTTTATTACTTGAAAAAATTTAAATGGTCTCATATAAGGATATATTTTCTTGAGTGGTAAATTCACAATAATATTCTGTATCAGGAAACTTTACACTATAATCTATCCCTATTCTATTAGGTATATTAAAATATGGTACAATATTATTTATCTTATAGAAATAAGTTACTACCTCACCAATTTCGTTTTCCACTCTATACTCTACTGGTGAAAATAATGTCATATTCTCCCTATGTAAACCCACCGCTACTTCCATTATATGTCCATACATATCTAATGGGATGCTGTAGGTTGTATCGCTATCCTTGGTGATTATTAGAATATATTGTATTCTTATCCCCGAAAAGAACTTAAATGGTTTCATATTCATAATATATTATTCTAACAGGATAATAAAAATTATTATTATCAATATATTCTCTATCATCTTCAGTTAAAGTTGAACCACCTGGCATAATTGCTTGAATTGATTGAATGACGGGTATTTCCAATCTATTATAAAAAAATCTTTCAAATGTTCCTTCATATTCTCTTGGTATCCAATTATCAGCAAAGAGATGAATACCTCTTGCCCAAGCAATAACTCTTGAGTGTAAAGTGGTTTGGAAATCCTCATCATTATAATATCGGATTGTTTGTTCATTTTCCAATACCGGTCTTGGTAACTCTTCTACCCGTTGCCAATCTCCGCTAAAAAATTTAAATGTTCTCATACTTCCTCTAATGTTATATCATACATTGTTAATGTCCCATCTTCAGTTTCTTCCACTCTAAAACAATAGTATTCAAA